GATTGGCAAGCATAACCACCATGTGAAGATATTTGTTTTCACTTGTTGACGATATAAACGCAATCGGTCCTGATACGCGCACTTCACCATATACACTTATCCTGGGCGCTACTGGGTCGCGTATCTGATTTACTGCCGAGCCACCGTCACCAAAGCTGCTAAAATTCGCGGGCTTAGGTTGCAATAAATAAGCTGCTAGTGAAATTGTCGCCGATGCCGCAAACGCAATACCAGCCGCCGCCCATGAGAAAGCTGCGCCCTTAGCCGCGAATGCAAAGCCTGCAACGACTGCTGAAACAACGGCGGTTATTGATGCTACGACTGCCATTAATTATTCACCATCAATGAATACGTTTTTTCATACAGATTAAAGCCTTTTTTCTGTAAAAAACCGCCTACCTTGTCATCATCGATCATGTGAACGATATTAACTTGCTTGCATTCTTTCTGTCTTGCATTGGCAATCATTGCGTCCAAAAGCTTCACGCCTGCACCAACCTTATTTGGCTTGCAATACCATGCTAATTCTGTTGCGTGCATTTCGCCTGTAATCAAGTCTGGAAAGTATGTGTAAATCAGCATCCCAATAGGAAAATTACCATCTTCAAAAACCAAAACCTCGGTAACGCCTGCATCAATCAAAGCCCCGACCGTTTGACTGTAATAATCCCAATTCAGTTTCTTGTCTATCTTCTCGGCAAACTCAAAGCAAAGAGGCTTTACAACATCAAGGCAATATTTCTGTTTAAAAAGTGTTATGCTCATGTCGTCACCCCCACACCACATCAATATCTTTGATTTTTGAAATAAACTCAAGCCCTTTGTCATTGGGAAAGTCTATCTTCTGATCTTCATCTGTATAACGGCGCTCTTTGGCTTTGCGAATATCTATGGCGCGTGTCTCACATCTGATTTGAAAGTTAGCTTGGTCGCCTGCATCGTCAAAGGATATAACATCCATAACGCCCTCAAACAGCTTGTACGGCTCAATTAGCGTTCCACCTGTATCACTTAAGGCAGCAAACCACATATTGACCGCGTTGCCTTGGTAATCTGAATTTAACGCCAAAGATATGACAGACGCATCAAGGCTTGATAATGAGAATGATACGCTGCCTGCCCTTAGCTGTCCTGTCTCTTCAACTTCGCTAATCCCCAAAATAGCACCAGCACCAATATAAGTATCGCCGTTCCAAATCTTATTGTCGTAACCTGTCCATAGATTAAGGTTTCCCGAATCAAACTCCATCTGAATGAATAAGGCAGGATTAACGTGGCTAGATATAAGCTCTGCCCGTAATGCTTCGCTAATGTCACGACTCATAGCGCCTCCACTGCTGTGAAGCTCATATAAAACGTATTCATTAAATCAGATTGTGCGTCAGTTATGTTGTCATTAAGTCTGAATAAGCCCTTAGGATTATCCCAAATCACCACATCACCGTTGCTTGGTGAGGTTCTAAGGCTTGGGAATATATCAAGCGTCACGTTGCCGCCTGCATCACTGTCTGCACTGTTAAGTGCCTTATATAGCCTTGTGTTTAAACCTGTTCCAAGCTGAAAGTAATCACCTGCTAGAACTGCATTGCTTGTGTTTGGTGTATACCCTGAAATTGTGAGTGTATCGCCTGTCTGGTCGTTACCTGAAACGACTATATCACCGTACTCATAAATAATATGATCGCCGCCCTCAGTCGTGATGCTGAGGCCGCTTTCAGTCTGTATATGCCCCGTTGCTGGACTTGAATAAGTCGCGCGTGGGTTCTTAGCGCTTGGGACATACATTGTAAACGTGCCGCGCTGCCCTTTTAATTTAAGCAGAAAGCTGTGAAATATCTCGGCAAGCTGCCTGTCTAATCTAGGCAACACACATTCAATTTCCCACCGTTGACCGCCCCACGAATAAGCTTGCTGCGATAAAGTAAAAGGACTTGTTGACACTGAAACAACACTTCGAGCCCTTAAAACAGACTCCACAAGCCCAATATCTGTAGGAAAATCAATAGGATAAGTTATCGTCATCTTAAGAAATCCGTATTGCGTGAATTGTAGTTTGACACAGACGCAACCGCTATTTTAGGCACTTGACCGCGTAAATTCTGAACCTCTTGCATAACTTGCCTAATCTTATTTTCAACGCCTGCCGAAGCACCTCGAGCATCTATATTAATCACTTGACCGCCGCCACTACCACCGCCAAAGGAATCACTGTTTGACATAATCATGCCACTATTGCCGCCCATCGTCAATATCTCTGGCCCTTTTTCACCGACTAAATATGATCTATTTGCAAGCACACTACCACCTGCCGCCCTCGCACCTGAAACACCAAAGCCGCTTGTGCCATGACTACCAAATCCAACGCCACTGTCTGTCTGTTGTGGTGAACCTGACGCACCACCAATCGACCCTGCAACTGCATTCGTTATGCCTGCGATTGCTTGCATTGCGATTGTCTTAATGATGACGCGCTGTAAGTCCTCAATGATCGACCGCGCCATATCTTTAAATGACGACTTGCCCGATTGAGACATAGCGATAAAACCTGAAATAACATTGTCCTTCATGTCGCCAAAGGTTTCATTAAGCAAATCAAATTCGTTTTCGGTTTCCATCGTGAAGTTGCCGATCTGTTTGCGCCAATCCTCTTGTGGTTTTGGGGCAAATAGCGGGTCTTCTCTTGCTTGCCGCTGTGATGCTGTGTTTGCTGACGATAGACGCTTTATCCTGCGCTTATATGTGTTGCCGCTTGATGTCTTGCTGACACGACCGCCGCCATTTGGCTTTGTTTTGGTGTCTTTTAAAACTTTTTCAGCTACTTTCTCAATATTACTGTCGCTTAACCTTGCTATTAAATCAGCCTCTTGAGTACGCAATAAAGTAAGTTCATTTACCAGTTCAGCCCGTATCTTAGGATTTCTAACTTGCAAATCGCCTGTCAATGATTGCTGAATGTCTTGCTGCCTTGATATATTATCATTGACCCTGCTCTGCAACTGCGTCTTGCTTGCCCTTTGAACACTTACAAATTTTTGCAAATAATTATCAAGCGCCTTTGTTGCGTCAACAATAGGGCTTTCCAAATAATCAAATATATCTTCACCAATAGCTGAAAACGTGTTGCTTAGAATACCCTGTTGCGCTTTGAGTGTGTCCGCCATCTGCTTTGCTTCTGCCTCAAAGCTTTGCAATGCTGGGATAAGTAAATCCTTAAACATTTCAGACGTAACTTCACCATCATTAATCATGCGGCGCAATTCACCCGTGGCAAATCCTGCCGCCTCCTCCATGCGGTTGATAATACCAGGCAAAGGCTCTGTGACTTGGTTAAATTCCTCCGCCCTAACAGTTCCCGACCCCATTGCTTGAGAAAAGCCGAACATGACTTGATTTAATTGCTCTGTACTTGCCCCTAACGCAAGCGTGGTTGATGATAACCCCTTAGAAATCTCCAAGCTTTCACCAAGTGACAAAGTGCCGTTATCAACAAATACGGTTAATTTGCTATATGAGTTCGCCAAGCTGATTAAACTTGAGCCTGTCTGGTAACTACTTTGCCGCAAGCTATCCATCACAAGCTGTGCATCCTGTGCGCTACCAAGCATCGCTTCGATACGCTTTTCCGCTTGCTGCATATCAGAACCGACTTTAATCGCGAATGCCCCTGCTGCAACGGCTGCTGCGCCTGCTGCTGCTGAAATAATCTTGAAGCTAGATGACATTGAACTAGCGGTATTACTTGTCGTTCTCGCTAATTCTCTTGTCTCATGTGATGTCTTATTGATCGTCTGATTGGTTTTCTTTAACTCGCCTTGTACGCCTTGGACTTTACGGTTAAAGTCACCCGTATCCGCTTTGAACTTTGCTATGAGTTCTTGAACTGTTGCCATCTGTTAAATCCGCCCCTTAATTCTCATATCCTCATGCATCGCGTCTATTCTTTCTTTATTTAAAACAGGCGCATCTTTTTTCTGATACTTCTTGTTGTGGAATTGAAGCGCTGCGATTATATCCCAAACTGTAGCACTCCAAAAATTTTTATGCGACCAACCCAATTCAACGTAGCAAAAACCACCCCAATGATCGTAGGGCAGCTTTGTTACGCTGTCGGTGGTGTCTGGCTTTTTTTTTCAGAATCACCATCTGTATCGACTGGCGAAGCTAATGCGCTAAGAATGAACTTTCTGACATTGGTCGAGGCAATAAAGCGATACTGATCTATATAACGCTTGATGAAGTCTTTACGCTTCACATCGTCACGGCAATCAGCTGTTAATGCCACATCAAGAATGTTTTTTGTTTGCGTTAAAGACGGCGTTGACTCAATGCAAAACATTGATAATTCATTAAGATTAATGCCCGTATTCTCAATGCGATACAGGTTTTCAATAGAATGAAACGCCTTGTAAGACTCACCATCAATGCTAAATTCAGTGTATTCTTTTCTCATATTATGCCACCGTATAAGTTACATCGCCGCTTGAAGTGAATGAGCAACTAAATGTTGACCCTTGCTTGTCTGGGGCGCTCTGTTGCCATGAACTTAATTTAAAAGTTCCCTCGGTATAATTGCCTGAATTTTCTATTAATTTTAACATCAAGAAATCGCCTGCATTCGTGCCTCTTGCACAACTTCTTAAATTCACATAACCTGTGCCACTATTAATAAATCCTGAAATACTACCCGACACGGACTTTTTGCCGCCCTCAAGTAATTTCTGCCATTGGCTGTCCTTATTTGTAATATCAATATCTTCATTGGTTTGCGTGTCGTCATGTGCTGTCGCACCCTCCACTGTATTGTAAGTTGTACCCGAATCAATAGACACCTGAACAATGTATTGTGTTCCGTTAAATTCTCCAGCCATAAAAGCCTCCGTTTGTTATTTAAAAGTGTTTATAAAAAAGCTAACATAATTTTAACTGTTTGTCGTCATAATTTTAAACCTCATTACGCCTTGCACTGTGCGCCCGTCCTCTTCTGGAAAATACGTTTCCAAGCCATCCCAATGAGACGCAAAGGCATGACCTGTGTCGAGTGTAAGCGCATAATTATCGAATGCATCATATAATTTCTTGTTAATGCGTGTTGCTGAAACAAGTGCTGCATCACTCGTTCTTTGGCAAAATGTATTAAACGTGACTTGGAAAGATTGCGCGTTTGCGTCTTTAATCGGTATGTCTGCAACGGTAAACGTAAATTGCATATACGGGAAATCTGTCTTTTGTGGTGGCTCGAAAAATATCTTATTAGATATATCCGACACTTGAGACTTAACCCGTGATACAACTGCTTTAATGACGCTTTCAGTAACCGTTGACATGATTAAAATTCTTTCGCTATCTTCTGAAGTGTATCATCAAATTCTTTTTTAATGAAATCTTTGTTTTCGTCTATCGTGCGTGACAACCAAGGACGCGCCTTCATGTTGCTTGTGCCAAATTCTAGCCAGTGACCGTGGGGCGTAGATATGCGCGAACCGACTGTTGACGATAAGCCGCTAAAATCAAATTCTGCTGTGATGCCTGATACTAGCGCACCTGTATCTGTTTTGGGAAATTCCCCTGCTGCTGAAGCTTGGTGCTTGATGTTGCCTTTTTTGCCCTTACTATATATTCGCCCTGATCTTGCGCCTGTCTGGATGTTTTCTTTAGCATCGCCCTCGACCTTATACGACACCTTTGCGATTGCCTTTTTAGCTTCACGCTGTGCCTCACGCGTCATATCCTCAAAAGACTTATTGAGTGATGATAAATCAAGTGTCATGCCTAGTTTGACCATTAATCAATAAGCCCTAATTTGACTTTATATTTTTCTGCAATTTGTGGCGGCAGAAAACACACGTCTTTTCTTTTTTCTAAACCACACCGACCCTCCATAAAAGTGATAGCATCACTTAAAGAGGCGACACAAATACCTTCAAATAAAATTTTTGGCTGCTGAGCAATAAACATAAAAAATGCTTCTTTTGCATTCTCGCTCTTAAAATGAAACCAGTCTGAGTAATTAATTATCAGTGAGTCTTTATTTATCATATTAGCTATTAACCTCGTTTGCTATGATTCGGATATACTTATTATCCTCGAAAAGATTGATTGCTTCAACTATTTCGAACTGTCTGCTGTTAAAAATTATCCGATACTTAACACTTTCTAGCGGATCTGCAAAGATTGATTGATAACGTACTATGATTTTATGCGATACATTCGAACTCATGCTGTTGTACTGAAAGCCCTCAAATTGCTTCATAGGCTCTATAATCGCATACATGGTGGCAAGATTTGACCATACACGACTAAAGCCTCCCATATCACCGCCTGTTTCAATAGAATTTTGAACCGTGATGCTATGCTTGGCATTGTGCTTGAAGTTGATTTTCTTGTATTTATTGCATTTATTCATTATTCAAGCGCCAACTGGTTGAAATTCATGTGACAGCTTAAGTTTGCTAATAATTTATTCATATCACTTTCATTACAAGCGCCATCATAAGCGTATGAAATAATTTCTTTCATAACAATCTTTATGTCTTGAGGTGTATTTGCTGCGTTTGCCGCTATGCCTGATTGAAACTGTACCTGATATGCGTGATTGTCTCGTGCTGATATACCATGCTCACCTAGTAATATCTTTTCACCGTATGTCTTTGTGGTCGTTAGCGTCGTTGCTGTGTCTGTCTTATCGTATACCTTAACCCAATCAATGGCGCTCGGGTAATAAGGCATCACCAAAAAACATTTACTGTCTTGATCGACTAAATACCCATCGTTCTTATATAAAAATGTCTTAGTAATTATGGGATTATTGAGAAACGTCTCGATACTATTCGTAGCTGAACCGATTAATTCGGCTATCACTGCATCATCTTCACTATGAGTGACACGCAACCATGCCTTAGCTTCTGCCAGTGTTACGGCTTGTTCTATCGCGTCTGTGACGACATCAATTTGTACGTTTGGCATAAATATATAAACCCATTATTAAGAGAATAGAGGGGTAATAAATCCCCTCTATCTGATACTTACTTAGTTTGTGTCTTTAATCCTGCGGTCGGCTTCCCTTGCTCAAGATTGTTGACGGCCTTTGTTTCAGTCTTTGCCTCTGGTGGCTTGGCTGTGGACGGCTTAATAAAACCATCTTTCAGTAAACCATCAACGGCTGTTTCATTAATCGCTAAGACATTTCCCTTTTTAAGGTCTAACGTCTTATAGATATTAGGCGCATATTTAAACTTTTTTACGACTTCATACATAATAATAATCCTTATTCTTGAGGTTTAAGGCCATCGCCTAGTAAGAAAGTAACCGATATAGGAATAGATATTGTGCCACCATGAACCGTTGTGCAGCGCAAATAACGCTTATTGCCTGTATAAGCTAACTTATATGACTGCTCATCATCTGTGCTGTCATTCAACACAACAACACTTGTTGACGTAGCAGGCTCAATGCCACCCAACAACGTAACATCTGTGACGCTTTCCCATGTTGAGTTGTCATCACTTTCTTGCAGTCGCACGCCTAAAAAGTTAGAATTATCAAGCGTTGTTCCACTTGTGCCGATATTAACCACCGCCATAACAGAATTGAAGCCTATTGCATCAACTGTATCACCTGAAACGCCTGCCGTCATTATTCTAGCTGAAATGCCTGAAACAACTTTATAATCTCTTGCTTGTTCTGTAAGCATAATTTAACTCCTATGTTTGAGGTGCTAGGCCATCGCCTAAGAACGCGGTTGCTGAAATTGGTAAAGACACTGTGCCGGCTAAAACATGACAGCGCACACGAATATAACGCTTATCGCCTGTGTAAGCGACCTTATATGTCTGGTTTGCCTCTGAGTCTTGCTCAATCACTTGAAAGCTGCCTGAACTTGTCACTGAAAACCCACCAGTTTTCCCCGTATCTGTCACCTCGTCAAAAGTTGAATTGTCATCACTATCATCAATCCGCAACGCGACACGATTTGAACCATCTAGTGTGCCACCATTTGCGCCAACATTAACGATAAAGAAAGCCGAATTAAAACCCTGCAAGTCAATGCCATCACCTAAGACACTTGAACCTGTAACCGTCTGTGTGGCTATGCAGTTTAAAACCTTATAATCTCGTGCTTTTTCTCTAAGCATAATATTTCCTTATATAATATGTTATATCATTTAAAACAAAGAGGGCAATAAATACCCCCTTTATCCGATTAATTAAGCAGCGATCTTGCCGATTTTAAAGGCTTCGGTATTCAACACATCACCACCGACACGCTTTGTGAAGTAGTATTTCACATAAGGCTTTTGAGTATAAGGATCACGCAATAATTCAATGCCTGAGCGATCCAAAATACAGTACCCTGCGTTAAAATCACCGTAAACAACAGCCAAGGCATCTGCAGCAACTGGTGGTATATCATCACATAAAACAACTGGCTGCCCTAGTAACTCAAGCTTGCTGCCATTAATGCTTGATACAGTCAAAGCGTCAAACTTGTTGTCTGTATACATAAGCTGCAACAGTTTGCCGTATGTGTTGCGCTTCATTAGCCACTTTGCGTTGTTCTGGTAGCCCTCTTTTAAAGAAGATTGCAAATCAATAAGCCCTGAACCAACTAGCGCAGTAGACGACCCAAGATTTAATTGCTCAATTTGCTCGCGGTCATAAGTGCTTGAACCTGCTGTGTAAGTAAGTAATCCACGCGGCTTTCCTGTGCCTGAGCCATTTACAAAGGCAGAATTTTCAGCGCGTGCTAACTTATCAGCAGCACCCTGTGCAACATACGCCTGAATATCAAAGGCGCTATCAGATAAAAGTCTTTGCGTAACCAAAGGCATCGCATAACTCTCGTGAACTGCGATTATTTTTTTCCCTAAATCAGCTGCACTTGTTTCTGGACGCGATTCCGTCTCTGAAACCCATCCAAAGCCAAATTCGTTATCATCAATAAAAAACTCTGCGGAATCAGTTGAAATTTCCTGTACGTTGGCAACCGATCTAATTGGTGATGTTTCAAAAGCCCTCTTGACGATTAGTGACATCATTACCTTGGGGACTGTGTACCCACCTTGTGGCCCTGAAAATACACCCATAGATTTAAGCTCGGTCTCTTCGCCTGTGCGAATAAAGCCCTCCATTAATTCTTGGTGCTTTTTCTCGTCATCACTTAAGCCTGACTTGTCCTCACGAACGCCGCCTGCCTGTAAAGCTGCTTTAAGCGCTAACGCATCTTGCTCTTGCTGCTGTGATTTTTCTTGTAACTTGATTAAATCTTCTGATACTTTATCAAATTTATCTTTGGTGATAACGTCTTTAGTCTTTTCTGTGACTGTAGATTTAATTTCTGCTAGTGCTTCATGCACCTTTTTTATTTCATCTGACATCGTATAATCCTCGTGTCTAAAATTAGTGTTAGTTGCTCAAAATCATTCATCCCGAACTACCGCCACGTCATCCCGACCCTTTGGATTATAAAACCTTAATGAAAGGTTATATGTTAAAATCTTTTAATTGCTTCAACACGTCATTCATTGAAACTGTATCTTCTCTTTCTGTAATTAGCGACTTGTAACCGAAGCTTGTGATGTGCTTCGCTTGCTTATTTGAAAAGCCTAGTGACTTAAGTAAATGCTCAAAATCACGCTCTGTTCTCACGTCTTCTGACTTTACCGCTAAAACATTTGCCTTTTCATTTGCTGGAAATGCCACGAGTGACACTTCATATAAATCTGCCTTCTGAATATGCCTGACATCCTTATCATCGTAATTATATTCTAGCGTCTTGAAGCCAACAGACAAGTCGGTTAAATCACCTGCCGCTGCCAACTCATAAACATCTGCCCCGATTGTTGTCTTAAGGTTCACATTGCCTTCAACAATAAGCCCGTTGCTATCTTCACGAACCGTATCCCATGAGCCAATAAGATTTGAGTGCTGATAAAGCATCTTGACTGATCTATTGATTTGAGAAAATGCACCATGCTTAATTACGTCATCGCTTGAGTCAACATTGCCGTAGAAAGCACCGTAACCCATGATACGGCCTTCTTTGCTTTGATCTGACTTAAACTCAAACTTAGCATCTATTGTTTTAGTTTCCATAAAAACAACCCTTATTATTTAAAAAATATAACATAAAAAAACAACCTGTAAATATTTATTTTAATCATTTATAATATATCGCATAATGCACCTGCATCGTATTGTATTTGCTGCGCTACCCCTTGGATCGTTTGGCCGTGACATCTTTTCACCACCGACATTAAACATCTCATTCATGGGGATAGGCTTGACAGAACGCATTGCGCTGTGCGCTTGTCTTGTGCGGCCATCTGATACGGGTATCCAGTCTTTAAGCATCGCAACACCTAATTCGTCTTGCATATCCTTAGCACGTTTTTCACTGGCATAACTTGATGCTCTGTGTGTTTCAGTGATTGCAATCGTTTCGCTTCTGTATTTGGTGATTCGCGGCAACTTATCAGCAATCTCTTTAGCAATGGCCGCGCGCGTTAATTCGCTTGCAATGCCCTTGCCAATAATACCCTGTATATCTTCATAGTAGGTATCGACTATTTGCGTTACCGACTCTTGAAAAAGCTGTGATGCAAGATATTCGTCAATATATTCCTGATACTTAAAATCATTATTCTTTTTTACAAGTGCATTAACGCTATCATCTGTAAGCTTGGCAGAAAATGAAATAACCTTGGCTGTTGATGTTTCTAATGCGCCTTTTACGTTCCTCTCTAAACCCAAGCGCCACAATATTGAAAAGCCATTATCCATGACTTCGTTATAATTACCGATAAAATAATTAGTTTCGTCATCAAAGATACCGCGCATCTCTTTCTTAAGCTTATTTTCAAACCGCCTTAGAGGGATAAGCCACTTCGTACGTTCGCGCTTGTATATTTTATCAGACATCTGTAGCAGGCTCATTGTCTAACAATTCGATAGCGCTTGAACTTGAGGGCATATATAAACAATCAGCCGTTGGGTCTGTGTAAGGATCATAACCAAGTTTCTCACGGGCTTCATTGGGTGTTAATATGCCGCCTTTGACAAATTCAGCCATGCGCTTTCCTTTGCGCTCTCGCTTGAACTCTAACGCTTCGATTGAGTCGCGATCAATGACAATCTTAAAGTCATCTTTAAAGAAAAATGCACACCAAATATTAAACGCCTCGATTATATTTTCAGCAAGCGGCACAACTGTCTGCAGCGTAAATTCCTCAATAGCCATCTTGTAATTATCAAGCGTGCTTGCATCATCAAAGATAAGTGGCAAAGGCACTTTAAACGCCATAGCAACACTCTTCAATGCCTTATCAAAAGTCGTGTTAAAGTCCATATCGCTCTGTGTCATCTGCATAGGCTTCATTTTCAAGCCATTAGGCAACACGACAAAGTTACTGGCATTATCAGCGCCTGCATAGAGGTTCTGTATTTCATTCTTAAGCTGTGCCACCTGATTCGCTTGCAAGCCAACAGCCGAATCACGCTCAAACACGACCGACGGCTTCACGCCCTTATTAAGCGTTGACAAATTCCACTTAAGAACGCGCTCGATTAAACGGCCCTCGATACCGACCGCCTCCATTGGTGATGTACCCTCATGGTAAAAGCGCGAACTAAACAATGACACACGCA